GCTACGTCAGGTGGGAAAGGGTCCTATAATCCTGGAGATACATCAGTTTACGGTCCAGGAGATACCCCGGACACTGACCCAGGTAGTAACTCACCGAATACAGTTCCAGGAGGTGCAAGTGGTGCAAAAGCCACTCCGTTGACCGGCCTTCCTTATATTTATGGTTCATCCAAGGGAAGTCGTACAAAAGGTGATCCTGGAATTGTGGTTATTAGTCTAACTGCGGTGTAAAATGAGTTTTGGCCCTATTCAAATTACTCAGAAAGGATCATTCGACAATACAGAGCGATATTTGAGTCACTTAAAGAAAGATGATCTATATGCGACTCTTAGTAAGTATGGCTCTTTAGGTGTAAACGCTTTGTCGAATGCTACGCCTCAAGATACGGGTGAGACGGCGAATTCCTGGTATTACGAGATCAGGCAACATAAAGGATATTACTCAATTCGTTGGCACAACCATCACACCCACGAAGGTCGTCCGATAGCTATTCTCATCCAATACGGACATGGCACAGGTACTGGTGGCTATGTTCAAGGCCGAGATTACATTATGCCTGCGATCAGACCTATATTTGACCAGATAGCAGCTGAGGCATGGAAGGAGGTGACCAAAGTCTAATGGCTAGTGTTGATGATAAAGTCGTATCAATGTCATTCGAATCGAGTAAGTTCGAATCGGGTGTCAACACGGCAATTAATGCTCTTAACAAGCTGAAGAGTGCACTGTCATTTCCAAGCGCAGGTAAAGGCTTGGATCAAATTAGCGAATCTGCGGGTAAGGTCGACCTCAATCCTATAGCCAAAGCACTGGACTTTATCAAAAGCAAGTTCAGTACGCTCGGCGTCATTGCACTATCCGTTCTAAACAATATCACGAACAAGATAGTTGATGCTGGTCTAAAACTTGCCAAATCGCTGACTATTGATCCGATCATGGCTGGGTTCAAGAATTATGAAACCCAGATCAATGCGGTTCAGACGATTCTGGCCAACACGGGTCTTACAGGTAAGAAAGGCTTGGACCAGGTCAATGGCGCCCTGCAAGAGCTGAATACTTACGCTAATAAGACGGTCTATAACTTCTCCGAGATGGCGAAGAACATCGGTACCTTCACGGCTGCCGGTGTTGACCTCAAGACATCAACCGCATCAATCAAGGGTATTGCCAACCTCGCAGCATTGTCTGGCTCGACGTCTGAGCAAGCATCGACTGCGATGTATCAGCTGTCACAGGCTATTGCTTCCGGTACGACCAAGCTTCAGGACTGGAATTCGGTAGTCAATGCTGGTATGGGCGGCAAGGTATTCCAGAGCGCCTTGTATAACACGGGCGTTGCTATGCACACCATCAAGAACGCCAAGGTAGGCGAGACCTTTGATCAGTGGACAAAGTCCGGTAACTCATTCAGGAACTCTCTGAAAGATGGTTGGCTCACCAGTAAGGTTCTGACGACAACACTCAAGGGCTTTACCGGTGATATGACATCTGCTCAGCTCAAGGCTGAAGGTTATTCAGATGCTCAGATCAAGAATATTCAGAAGATAGCCAAGGCTGGTCTAGCTGCGGCAGTCAACATCAAGACGATGACACAGTTGACACAGGCCTTGAAAGAGGAAGTGGCAACAGCATGGTCGGCTATCTTCAAGACCATATTTGGCGACATCAATGGGGCGACAACTCTCTTCAGTGCCATTCACAATGTGGCAGAGAATGCACTGACAAAGCCCATCTACGATTTGAACAGGTTGCTTGAGGGTTGGGCCAAGCTTGGTGGACGAACTGTTCTGATTGATGCGTTGAAGCAGGCCTGGAAAGATCTCGGAGCAATCATGGCTCCAATCAAGGCTGCTTTCCGAGAGATCTTCCCGCCAACAACGGCACAACAGCTTGTCACCATGACGAAGGCGTTCGACAACTTCATGAAGTCGTTGATGCCCAGTCAGCAAACGGTTGACAATCTGAAGCGTACCTTTGCCGGTCTGTTCGCCATTATCGATATCGGTAAGCAAATTATCTCAGGTATATTTACTGTCTTCTCCACCTTGTTCAAGACAATTTCCAAGGGTGGCGGCGGATTCCTGGATCTTACCGGTAATATCGGAGATTTCCTGGTATCAGTTGACAAAGCACTCAAGTCTGGTAATAGGCTTCATGATTTCTTTGTGACACTGGGGACGATCCTCTCAAAGCCGCTTGAGCTAATCGGCAAAATGGCATCTGCCATTCAGAATCTCTTCGCTGGAGTAAGTGCAAAATCCTCCGGCGGATTTTCTGGTGCACTAGGCGGTCTCGGCGCAGCATTTGCTCCTCTTCAGAAGATTCTCGATGGTGCCAAACGGGCATGGGACAACTTCTGGTCTGGTGTCGGCAAGGTGTCACAAGCTCTGATGCCAGGATTTAAAGCCATTGGTCAGGAGTTTGCCAATCTCGGAACTCAGATTTCCACAGCTCTCCAGAACATCAATTGGCAAGGGCTGCTAGACATTGTCAGAACAGGTCTCCTGGGCGGAATGTATATAGTGTTCAAGAAGTTCTTCAGTGGTGGTTTCACTGATATGCTCGGTGGTGGAATGCTGAAGAGTGTCACTGAGACATTTGATGGGCTTACCGGTGTCTTGAAGAACATGCAACAGACAATCAAGGCTGCCACATTGCTCGAGATTGCTGCTGCAGTTGGAATTCTAACGGGTTCCATCGTTGCAATGTCTCTGATTCCCTCTGCGCGACTTGATAAAGCTATTGCTGGTGTTGCTATGGCTATGGGCGAACTTATCGGCGCTATGGCCCTTCTCAACAAGATCCCCACTGAGGGCTTTGTCAAGATTCCGCTTATTGCCGGTTCTATGATTCTACTGGCTACCGCAGTGGATATTCTCGCAATTGCAGTCGCCAAGCTGGGTGGCATGAGCTGGAGCGAGTTGGCCAAGGGTCTTGTTGCGGTTGGTGTGTTACTCGTCGGTATATCTGCGGCCGCTGGACCTCTCTCTAAAAGCACTCTAGGACTTATATCTGCTGGTGTCGGCATAACCGCTATTGCCGTGGCTCTGAATATTCTGGCTCTTGCGGTCAAGCAATTCGGTGGTATGAGTTGGACCGAGCTCGGTAAGGGTATGGCCTCGGTTGCCGTCGCTATGGGTGGTATGGGAGTTGCTGCAAGATTGTTCCCATCCGGAATGATTCAAATCGGACTAGGTCTTATCGCAGTTGCTACTGGTTTGAATCTCATGGCTCGAGCTGTCGGCGCCTTCGGCAAGATGAAATGGGGCGAGATTGCCAAGGGAATGGCTGGTATTGCTGCAGCCCTGCTCATCATTGCTGGTGCTATGACAATTATGCCGTCAAATATGGTAGTTACCGCTGCTGGTCTGATCCTCGTATCTCTCGCCATCTCAAGTCTGAGCAAATCCATCGAAAGTCTTGGCGGACAGTCCGTAGGAACCCTCGGAAAGGGCATTGTAAGCCTTGCTGTGGCCCTCGGAGTGCTTGCCGTGGGTCTTATGGCTATGCAGGGCTCTATAGGCGGTGCAGCGGCTCTGATTGTCGCAGCAGGTGCGGTCGCAATTCTTGCTCCAGCTTTGCAGAAACTGGGTGATCAATCCTGGGGTGACATCATCAAGGGAATGGTCGCACTTGCCGCTGCCTTTGCCATTCTAGGTGCTGCAGGGCTTCTTCTCGAGCCTGTGGCTCCGGCATTGCTGGCTCTAGGCGCCGCGTTGGTCCTTATTGGTGGTGGTCTGGCTCTGGCCGGGGCAGGTATTGCCTTGATTGGTGTTGGACTGAGTGCCATTGCCATAGCGGGACCAACTGCAGTCGGAATTCTGTTGAAGGCATTCACTGACTTCATGAATCAGATTCCGGTCTATGTTCAGAATGTTGTACAAGCATTGCTTACGGTGGTCACTTCGATCGCCAATGCTGCTCCTCAATTCGTGACAGCGCTCGGGAAGATCCTCGTTTCGCTGGCTAATGCGGTAATTGCTGCGGCACCACAGATTGCCAAGGCGTTTGACGCTCTTATTCAGGCAGCATTGAAGGTTATCAAAGATAATCTTCCAAGCATTATCAACGCCGGTATTCAAATGTTGCTGGCACTTCTGACTGGTATCAGAAACAGTCTTGGGCAGCTAGTCA